AGGTCTGCCTATAATACCTTTAGGCTTCTTTAAAGCTGACTTAGGGGGTCTACCTTTCCTTTTGGGTGCTTTAGTGACTGTGGTGTCTATGGAGTCTTTGGTGCTGGATGACATGCAATTACCTCATTGAGATTGCTATGATTACTATGGGTCTATAGGTTTGACACTATATAAGTTATGACATAAACCATTCTATGGTAATAGACATAGGTGTTGCCTTAGTGTCTATGGTGTACTATAGTGCCTATTGTGTATACGTTAAGTGATTACTTTAAGAATATACATTAAGAATCTCTTAAAGCTTCTAAAGCATACTATAGTAGTATTATAACATATTTAAGACAATAAGTCAAGGTATATCGTATAATAAACACAATTAACTACATGCTATGGTCTACTATAGTACACCTTAGTCAACACGTGTCGAGATTTGGTAAACCCATGTCGCTATTGTACACCCTAGACACACCCTAGACACCTTTACCCTTACGTCAAGCAATAGTCTACTTTACAGCTGTGTCAAGGGTTTGCTCTAGTTTTCTTTTGTAATCTTTAGTGGTCTTTTGTAAGCAGTAGAAACCAATATTGCTCTTTTGTAAACATTGGTGGGTACCACAGTTATTCACTAGAAACTCCACGGCCCCCTCCCCATTGATTTCCCTAGCACACCGAGGACACCAGTGTCAACCCTTACTATAGTCCCAGTCAAACCGTGACTACACTGGACACAATAGTCACACGCTTGACATGCACTGGTGACTGTGGTAGCACTAGGTAAACTAATGGTAGTCATTAGTTATTCTAATGTGTCAATAGCTATCATAGTTCACCATGGCATGTCAATAGCGTGACTATATGGTGGTCAATAGTCACAGTAGTTGACAAGAGTTGACAAGTGTGTGCCATGGTGGGTGCCCATGGACGCTATAGCACACCATGGACACCATAGAATCTGTGGATAACTCTAGCACACTGTGGATAACTTATGCACAGGCGCTAAGGGCTCATATAAGCCTGTCTAAGGCGTACCTTGGAACTACCCTAGTGCTGCTATAGACAAACTGTTTACATTGATTCTGTGTTATTGGCACAGTTGTTGCATAGTAAGCCATGGCGTACCTATCTATTATGCGTGTGTGCGCGTGAATAACACACAAGTACACACTTGTCAAGTATTGTTTATATTGTGACTGTGTAGTCATGGGTATACTTTGCCTGTGTGTGTGCTATTATTAACACCTCGCTGCAACAAAGCACAAACAAAAGGAATACATTATGTCTAACACATTCGGTGTACTTAACCAAGAAACTAGCGGATACATTGATACCTCAAGCACTGAGCGAGGCGCCAAGAACCACGCCACACGCCACGGCTATACCAAGGTATACATTAGGTTTAATAATGGCTACCACATTCGACGTGTAGCCAGTAAGGTAGCAGGTAAATGGGTTGCGGCCTAGCTTAAACCAAGAGCATACACAAGAAAACCAAGGAGCACACAATGTATACTTTAAAAGACGTAGGAACTACAGCTAGGCAAGCTACCACAAGCCATAAGCAAGAGGGCAAGCTAATGAACACAATCATATCATATTGGGTAATAATTAAAGAACTAGACAATACTAATGGTGTTGCATTTGAGCGTTGTTATGCCACATATAATGAGGCTTATGCTATGCAATCAGATCTTGCGGCACTAGGCATCACTAGTAACATAAAGAAAGACACAATCGAAGTAGCATAGGCTATTGCTTTACCATAGGGCCTTGAATACACTAGGGCCCTAGAGTAAAGCAATAACAAGTACAAAGGAGCACATCACATGATCAAACTATCTAAAGCAAGTAAAATGCCTTGTCGCTCATGGAGCCTAGAGGCGCTAGTAACGTGCCCAGCGAGCCTCAAGGCCGATGGTAGCTTAGTAGATGCCTGCAAGGGTTGCTATGCCACAACGGGTAACTATCGCTTCCCTAACGTCAAAGCGCCTAGGGCCCATAACAAAGAGGACTGGAAGCGCGATCAATGGGTAGCCGATATGGTATCTGAGCTAGACAATGATAGATATTTTCGCTGGTTTGATTCAGGCGACATGTATAACATAAAGCTAGCTCGCAAGATGTTAGACGTAATGAAGCTAACGCCACATTGCAATCATTGGTTGCCTACGCGTATGCACAAGTTTGCTAAGTTCGCACGTATCATTAAGGCAATGGCTGCGTTAGATAATGTTACAGTAAGGCTATCTAGTGACTCAGTGTTAGGTGCTACACTAGAGACCACGTTACCCACTAGCACTATCATACCTACACTAGAGCAAGCCACAGGCACCATGGTAGTATGTAGAGCATACGAGCGCGAGGGAAAATGCAAGAGCTGTCGTGCTTGTTGGGACTCAGAAGTAAAGACTATAGCCTATGTGGCGCATGGCGTATCAATGGCTAAGGTAATTCGATTAATTGATGTAAGCGAGGTGGCATAATGAGCACTACACTAGAACAATTAGCAGTTAAAAGGGACGTGGCATTAATGGCATATACTGCAGCAATTAAAGCTAATAGGCGAGTAGGTACTCTTGATATGGGCGCATTAGTAAGAGCCAGTAATACGAGCACTAGTGCCCATGTGGCATGGTCTAATGCCTATGATGATAGTGTACGCAATAGCCAAGAGGAGGAGGAGGAGGAGGAGTATAGTTCCTGTTGCGGTGCTGCGATAGTAATGGAAGACATATGTACAGAGTGTAAAGAACACTGTGATATATACACTGAAGATGAAGCTATGGCGGTTTATCTGGATTGTGGTTTTGATAATGGTTTAACTGGAGAGGCATAATGAGAACTTTATACGTTACTAAACAATACGACAGGGAAAATACACTAGCTATTATAGCTTGTACAGATAACAAAGAGCGCACATTATACGAGTTAAGACGCTTAAATGATCTGCACGGGTCTTTAGATTGTCGTAATTCATTAGGTGGCTTAATTAGCGGTATGGTAGATAATAAGGTTATTAACTATACATCAACCAAACAAAAGCAAGAGGCATAAGCACATGAGCAAATATGAGCAATTCAAGCAAGCACTATGGCTAGCTATACTAGCGCCCACGGACGAACAAGAGCAACGTGCGGTCGAACATGCACTAAAGCTACTACCATGGCTATCTGTGCGCCAAGAGAAGCAAGCAAAGTCTGAGGTGCTCACTAGGCTAAATTTAGAGAGAGAGGTGCTAGAGTGAAAGACCTAAAGAACCACGGACAAGGGCTCAACGCAAGCCCACAGGTAACGATTGACCAAAAGAGACACAAGACTATAACAATAGCAATAAACGTAACAGGCGGCCTTATAGGTTCTCTGTGTGTTATCTTTGCTATTGTAGTACTATTTAACTAAATTGGAGCATAAGCACAATGAACACTAAAGACACACGCAGAAGCTATACACGCACAGAAGCAGATTTATATAATGTATTGCTAGACCTAAACTATAGTGAACCATATATCACCATGGAACAACTAGAGCAGGTAACAGGGCTCACAAAGCGAGAATTGGCACCTACGCTTGGAGACTTAATAAGCAAGGGTAAGCTATTGGCTGGCAATGAAGATGCCTTAGGTACGATTCTACGCACCTACACGCCTATTGTGTACCGTGGGCAAGCCTACGGTTACCCACTAGACTACTTTACCTATGAGGAATGGAGCTTGTTTGCTTTATAACCTAAGCGCATGAGGTGCTATAATGAACTATGTATATGATGCTTTATACCTGCTAGGCTTGCTAGTAGTATACACAGGTGCAGTTATGGGCCTAGTGGCACTAGCAGGTGCAGCAGTAGCAATAGTAATTGTAATATTAACTAAATAAGAGGTTGACAAATGAGTAAATGTATTGATATACTAATAGACCTAATAATTATATTTCTAGCAATAGGCTAACTAAAGACAAGAGAGGTAATACCATGAGATGTAAAGCATGCGACCAAATACTGGGAGACTACGAGCTAAGCCGTAAGGATAGTGAGACCGGAGAATTTACAGATTTATGTAATAGGTGCTTGACAAGTGCTAGAGAGGGGGAGTATAGTTTCTCTATAGATGCAGCAGATCTAGATATTAATGAAACCAAAGGTGATAGCCCATGGCTGCGTGAGTAGTCTAGGGTACACCATAAAGGAGCAAGGAACATGGCAGAATCAACAATTAACATGGAACTACAGATAGGTACCTACACTGAGGTGCCTTTAGAAGTCGAGGTGCAATGGAGTCTAAACAGTATGGGGGAGGTTGACATAGACGACTTCTACGCTTACTACATAGCTACTGAGGATTCAGGACACAAGACCTTTGAACGTATACCTTATTGGATGCACAAGATTGTAAAGGTAGAGCTAGAGGAGTACCACGAGGATATTGTAAATAATATGTAAATAAAGCTTTACACACTTTGGACACAATGGTATAATATACCTAAGGAACCAAAAGAATATACGTTAAGTGATAATTAAAGCAACTCACTATAGTACACTAAAGACACTATAGTAGGTAATTTAGTCAATAACTTAAAGTATAAACATAAAGTGTACCTAGTACACTATAGTACGCCTAAGGTGCAATACTGCACATTAAAGCAATAGACCTATTTGGTCAAATAATAGATAATCTAAAAGAGTGAGTAAGTAATATGTCAGTACTAACAGGTACCGCAGTGTTTAGCAACGTAACCAAGAAAGACGTATACAAGGGCGCAGAGTCTAAGTATAATGTCACTCTAGTGTTGAGCGAAGAGGATGCAGCATCTTTAGCTGATGCAGGTGTCAAAGTAGCTACGTATAAGGAGGTTAAACAACGTAAGTTTGCATCCAACTATAAGCCAAGCATCTATAGCTTAGAGATGGAAGAATTCATGGGGGAAGTACCACGGGGCAGTATTGTTAAGATTCAATACAAGCTAGGTGACGACCACCCAGTCCATGGTGTAACAACGTACCTTGAGAAGGTTAAGGTAGTCGAGGTTGGCGAAGGTGCTACGGACGAGGACTTCTAGGCACTAGTGCACAGGAGGCCACCTAAGGCACACTAAAGCAACCCCTAGCCCTACTATTACTTTAGTGGCTAGGGCTCTTACACGGGACTACAGGAGGTCTCAGAGCTATGATAACCAAAGAAAGAGTAGAGAGTCACTTTGTACGCCATGCCAGTTGTCCCAATTGTGGGTCAAGTGATGCACTAGCAGTGTATAGTGACAACCATGCTGTATGCTTCTCTTGTGACCACTACGTCCACGGAGACCACAGCACCATAGACTACACAGGTAAACCAAAGACAAGGCCATTAGAAATGACAGGTACAATAACAGCAATACAAGATCGCAGGATAAGCGCAGATGTAGCTAAGCGTTATGGCGTCACAGTAGAACATGACGACATGGGCACTATTAGCAAGCATCACTATCCTTACTATGACCAAGGGAGCACCAAGGTAGTAGGTACTAAGGTTCGTGCGGTAGAAACCAAGGACTTCTACTCTACAGGTGACTTGTCTCAAGCAGGACTATTTGGTCAACAAGCATTCGCCGCTGGTGGGAAGTACATCACCATAACCGAAGGTGAGCTGGACGCAATGGCAGTCAACGAGATGTTCGATGGTAAGTGGCCTGCAGTAAGCATACGCTCTGGTGCAGCATCAGCAGTCAAAGACATTAAGGCTAGCCTAGAGTACCTAGAGACGTTTGATAACGTAGTCATTTGTTTTGATACTGATGAAGCTGGTGCTAAAGCTGCCGCTGCTGTCGTGAGCTTATTCTCACCTAGGAAAGCTAAAGTGTGTACGTTGCCGCTTAAAGACGCCAGTGACATGCTTAAGGCTAACAAGGTGCGAGAGTTCACACGTAGCTGGTGGGATGCTAAGGCATTTAAGCCTGAGGGTGTCGTTAGTTTGAGTGATGCGGACGTATGGGATAAGTTCCTAAAGCGTGGTACTGAGGAAGTTACACCATTGCCTAAGAGCTTTGGTAGCCTAAACAAGATGATGAATGGAGGTATAGCGGCTGGTGAGGTAACCGTGATTGGCGCTTTAACGTCTATAGGTAAGTCTACAATGGTATACAACCTTGTCCATGGCATGTACGCTGAATCAGCTAAGAAGATTGGTTGTGTGTTCTTAGAGGCAGACGTAGGTGAGACAGTAGAGAAGCTACTTAGTGTGTATATGGGCACTAACATAAGTGACATACAGACGAAAGACAGAGACTACAACTTATACCACGAGAAGTATAATGAGTTAGCTAATAGCGACAAGCTACACATACTAGACCACCAAGGTGCCTTGGAAGCTGACGAGCTATTTGCTAAGATGCAGTACCTTGTCAAGGGATTAGACTGTGACATTATAATCCTAGATCCATTGCAAGCAGCAGTGACTAGTAATGATAATGGAGTAATAGACGCCTTTATGGATAAATGTTTGAAGCTAGCTAAGAATACTGGAGTAAGCATCATAATCGTTAGTCACATGCGTAAGCCTAATGCTAAGAATGCACATGACGTTGGCGAATATGACTTGAAGGGTAGCGGTAGTATAAACCAAATAGCTTTCAATACTATTCTATTGAGCAGAGACAAAATGACGGATGATGATTATGCACGTAACTGTACTCAGGTGCAACTAGTTAAGTGTAGACGTACAGGACGTACAGGTGTAGCTGGTTGGTTGTTCTATGAGAGTAAGACTAGCAGACTAGTAGCTACACAGGCACCTGAAATTAAGGCAGCTAACTCACATGAGGACTTCTAATATGAGTACATACAACGATGACAGTTTCAAGGTGTTTGATAATGAACATCCCGAAGTGTACAAAGGCTTCAAAAGGTTTGCATTGAAAGCAATGTCTGTTCGTAAGCACTATAGTTCTAGGGCTGTCTTACACGCATTGAGGTGGGAAACCATGCTTGACTCAGGAGAAGAGTTTAAAATAAATAATAATTGGAGTTCCTTCTACGCTAGAAAGTTTATGCGAGAGTCTCCTACTTATGAGGGATTCTTTAGACTGCGTACTCAGGCCAGTCAGAGAGGGTAGTGTTAAGAGGAGGTAACCAATGTCAAGGTTAATATTTGATATAGAGACTAATGGGCTTAACCCTAGCATAGTGTGGTGCATAGTCACTAAAGACATTGACACAGGCACTATAGCAACCTATGTACAAGGTCAGTGGACTGAGTTCAATGAGGCAATAGCAGCTGCAGACGAAGTTATAGGCCACAATATTATTGGCTATGACATTCCAGTGTGTGAGAGGCTTCTAGGGACTGACTTCTCTACAGTTAAGATTACTGACACACTAGTCATGTCTAGACTAGCCAATCCACAACGGGATTCACATTCACTAGCGTACTGGGGAGAATTACTTGGGTATCCAAAAGGGGATTATAATGATTGGTCACGGTATACTGTGGAAATGCGGGATTATTGTGAGCAAGACGTTAATGTTAATGAACAGGTATACAGGAGAGTCTTATCCGAGCTGGATAGCTTTGGAGATCAGAGTATACTTCTGGAGCATTCAACACAGACGATTATACAAAAGCAAATAAGGAATGGCTGGCTCTTGGATGTTCCAAAGGCTCGTGACTTGGTTGCTCTACTTAAGGAGAAGTCCTATGACCTTGAGGAGGAGGTACAGAAGGTCTTTATACCATTGCCTACCTTTGTCAAAGAGGTAAAGCCAAAGACTAAGAAGGACGGCTCTACTAGCATAGTAGGGCTCAAGTTCCTAGGTGATCGATGGACTGACGTTGGAGGTGACTTTAGCCGTATAGACTGGCCCATTTTCAACCTAGGTTCACGACAGCAGATAGGGCGCTACCTAGTCCACTTTGGGTGGAAGCCTAAGGTATTCACTGAGACAGGTCACGCTATAGTATCTGAGGATGTGTTGACTAGTGTCAAAGGCATACCTGAGGCTGCGCTTATTGCATCATACCTATTGGTTGGCAAGCGTATAGCTCAGGTACGTAGTTGGCTGGACTCAGTAGACGATAGTACACAAAGGGTGCATGGTTACGTTAACACCAATGGTGCCGTAACAGGACGCATGACACATAGCAAGCCTAATTTAGCACAGGTGCCTAGCTCTAGTAGCTTATATGGGCCTGAATGCAGGGGTTGCTGGATTGTTGACCAAGGTTACAAACTCGTTGGCATAGACGCCAGTGGGCTTGAGTTGCGAATGTTAGCACACTACATGAATGATGCTGAGTACACTAACACTATACTCACAGGTGATATTCATACTGCTAACATGGAAGCTGCTGGATTAGCAAATCGTAATTTAGCAAAGACTTTCATATATGCTTATTTGTATGGGGCAGGTGACGAAAAGATTGGTTCTATAGTGGGTGGCGGTAGATCAGCAGGCAAGAAGCTTAAGGCTAGCTTCCTAAAGGCTACACCAGCACTGGCAGAGCTTAAGGATAACGTGGCTAACTCAGCAAGTAAGGGCTACGTGACTGGCTTAGATGGACGTAAGGTGTTTATTAGGTCAGAACACGCAGCACTTAACTCACTTCTGCAATCTGCAGGGGCAATAATTATGAAACAAGCCTTGATTATTTTGGATAAGTATGCTACAATGTATCGTATGGACTATAAGTTCGTAGGTAATGTACATGATGAATTCCAAGTAGAGGTTATAGAGAGCCAAGCAGAGAGGTTTGGTCAGTTAGCAGCAAGTTGTATTGAGGCTGCTGGGTTACACTTTAAGCTTAGGTGTCCACTAGCTGGAGACTATAAGGTTGGCAACAGTTGGGAAGAGACTCATTAGGAGAAGTTATGAATATAGTACAAGAACAACAACAAGAAGAAGACATTACTAACATTAGAGCAAGAGTAACTACTGAGCTATGGGAAGCAGAGGGTGACTTGTGGTATATACATTCAGACGGTGGAAGACGTAAGTATAAAAGTAGACATATGACAAACAATGGACGTATGTTTGTAGATGGTAAGTACGTACCACAGACTCACCCATTGTATAAGGCTGGTAGGTACAAGTCATTCAATGATGCAGCCTTTAGCTCTTTTACTAACTACAGCCAGTCAACTAAGGGTGATGTGTACATAATTACTAATAGTGCATGGCCTGAGTGGATTAAGGTAGGTAAAGCTATTGATGCAACTGACCGTCTTAAGAGCTATCAGACAGGTGATCCACACCGCTCTTATTCACTACGTTACAGTGTAAACCTAGACAACCGACATACGTCAGAGATCAAAGCACACAAGGCACTTGAGCTAATCAGTGATGATCGTAGAAATGAATGGTTTAAGATTGACTTGTCTACAGCAGTGAAGTGCCTAGGAGGCTTAGATGGATAAGAATATAGGCGCACCCTTCGACATTTGCTTTGTTGATGCTGATAGTATAATCTATCGTATAGCTTTGAAGACTGACATTAGCCTAGCTAAGGCTACTGAGTACTACGACAAGGCCATAGAAGACATTGAGTGGAACACAGTAGCTACTGAGGTTAAGGTAGCACTCAAGGGTAAGGGCAACTTTCGCTATGACATAGCTGAGGATTACAAAGGCTCACGTAGCACAAAGCCAGTGGATGAAGCACTAGTAGAGAGACGTAAAGACCTTAACGAATACGCTTACAGTCAAGGTCACTTCCAGTCAGACAACTGTGAAGCTGATGATGTAGTCTCTATTTGGGCTCAGGAGGCCCTAGACTCTGGCGTAAACTTTGTCATAGCTCATATAGATAAAGACATTGACATGGTGGAAGGTTGGCATTACAACTTCACCAAGGAAACTTTATACTATATAGATGCTGCTGAAGGTTGGTATAACATGTGTAAACAGATGCTTACTGGAGACTCTACGGACAACATACAAGGCTTACGTGGCATTGGGCCTAAGACAGCACAGAAGCTATTGGCTGATGTTGATACAGAGGACATGGTGGCTAAGGTGCAGGAGGTATGGCAAGAGCATCACCCTGAGGACTGGGAGGCTAGGTTAGAAGTATGTTGGAATTTGATATACATGAGGCGCAACTGGAACAGTTTTCATCAGTTGACTATAGAGCAGGAGCTGTCATGAGTGACAAAGATATAAGGAAGCTTAGGAAGTATTACATTAAGATGGTAACGTCACCACAGTTCAGTAGTCCACCTACAACTAGGACGAGAGCAGAGTTAGAGTGGCTTATCTTCAGTATAGCTATTGAGGGAGCCTTTAATGACACCTAAGCTTAAGTTCCGATCAGGTCTCGAAAGCGCATTTAGCGAGGCAGTGGGCACCAAAGACTTCCTCTACGAGCCCTACAGACTACCCTACATCATTAGAAAGAAGTATGTGCCTGACTTCATTGACACACGTACAGGAGCTATGATTGAGTGTAAAGGGTTCTTTAGAGTCGGGGATACACAGAAGTACAAGGCGATACGAGACGAAATCAATAGACCACTAATCTTTGTATTCTCTGATTCACGTAAGCGTCTACGCAAGGGTTCCAAGATGAACCTAGGGGAGTGGTGTGCTAAAGAGGGTTTAGCCTGCTTCACTATGGCTACTGTGCCTAAGTTGATTAAATACTTAGCTACATTACCCACCAGAGGTAAGGAGAATACTAATGAGTAGTACCTTTGAAGAAATAAGAGAGCAAATACTAAAAAATTATGACGTTGACTTCTTATGTGAACTACTAGGAATTACCAGTGAGTCTCTAGTGGATCGTTATGAGGACATGATCATGAAGAATCTTACCTTGTTTGAAGAGGACACTGATGATGACTAAGCTATTAAAGGAGGTTCTTGAGATGACTAGAGCACTGGACACACAGGTAGGTGGTAATCATTATACCAACATGAAGCAACAGCCTCTTGAGAAGACGTATCTTCAGTATGGATATGCAGGTGTCAAGCACTCTATCTATACCAAGGTAGATAAGTATCTTACTAGGAACAAAGGTACGGATAGGGTTGACATTGAGAAAGCAATCCACTGCTTACAGTTGCAGTTGGAGTTCTATGATAGATACCATACGTTAAATAATCGCTCTGATGGGCGTTTAGAACCAACATTTAGTCAAACCACAGCAATAGATGGGAATAAGTAATATGAGTAAACTAATAGAAATGCTAAAGCGTCAT